ACGGTGCCTAGTCGAGCTGCACCATCGGGCACGGTGCTTGGCGAATCCCAGTAGCCGGCTTCTTGGCGTCGACGGAAGCAGAAAGCGTTGGCGGCCGCGAGGGCCATGTTTGCAACGTCAAGGTCAGCGCTGGGATTGGTGAATGTAAAGCCGAGGTAGTCCTCTAAATCAGCCAAGACAATCCACGTGCAGGTAACCGAGTAGGTGGCTGTGCCGGTGGCCGCAGCGCGCTCCAGATCAGCTGTGGTGAGCGCAAACAGCACCTGATTGGGGATAATGCGCGAGTAGTCGTATTCGTAGTCGCCTTGCTGGCTGACGCCAGTGAGGTAATACTCGGGAAGCGCCAGGATTTTGTGGGTGGCGTTCCACCCGGTACCGACACCAGCAATCGTGATGCTTTGACCGACCTCAAATTCGAGCGGCTCCAACAATTGAACGATGGCAACGTTTGAAACCACCTGTTTATGGGTGATCGTGTACGTCGCCACCGTTCAATGTTCCCTGGAGGAAGGAATCTGTTGGATCAGACGAATTTCACGAACTTGGTCGCATCTGCCATGAACGAGGCTGCATAGCCACGGAAGGCGATGGTGCGGCCGAGCGTCGCAGGCGTGTCGATGCTGATCGCGCCCTTCTGCTGTTCGTAGAACTCGAAGCCGGCGGCTGGGCCAGCGGCGTGACCCATGAAGGAGCCAGGCGCGTTCTTGTCAACGACAAGCACCAAGCCGAGTGGGTTGCCGTTCCAAGTGTTTGCGGCGGCAGCACCAGCGGCGTTCTGGCCGCTGAGGTTCGGGGCGCCCACGAATGGGAACACCGGGCGACCTGCGTCATCAACCGAACTGGCAAGTGCAGCCCAGCTGCCTGGCGTCAGGAACAGATGCGTCGGCAGATAGTTGCTGTTCAACGAGATTTGGCGAGCGCCCTCGTAGATCGCGGCAACCCAGTCAGCACCAACAGCCGTGTCAGTGACCGTAGCGGTCTGCGTGATTGCGGCGTGGCAGGTGTCGACTGCGTAGTTGTCGGTCGCTTCGCCGTAGGCGATTGCGAGCTGGTTGAGCACGATTGCCAAGCTGTTTGGGTCGGTGAAGTCGATTGACTGCTCCGAGATGTTGACGTAAGTGCCGAACGTCAGCTTGCTGACGTTGTTGTTTGACACTTGCACATCCGAACCGCTGAGCGTGTTGAGCTGGCCGGTCGGCTGCTGGGCCACGACTGGGCGCACCGTGATGACCGGGCGACGGAACGTGGTGCCTGATTCCGGCATTGCGCGTGCGCCAATGGCGGTGACGAATGGTCGAATCGGGTTCAGCGAGTCGTAGACCGGCGCAACGATCGGCTCGGGGAGCAAGCCAGGCGTGTCGGAGGTGATGACGTTCGGCGCAGTGGCCTTGATGCGAGCGTTGAATTCGGCAAACTCTGCGCCACCAACGGCGAACTTTGCCATGTATTCAGCGGCCGAAGGCAGCTTGAACGGCGCCTTGGGTTCTGCAAACAGCATTGTGGGGGCAGGAGCCGGCGCTTCGGTGACTTTTGCGGCGGTTGCTTCGACCTTGTCTGACATTGGTTGTGATTCCTCTCGCGGTGGTTGTGTCGCTGCAACATCTGTAATGGTAGCACCCTTGAAGGCTGGTTCAGTCACGAGGCTGAGTTCTACCCAATTGGCTTTGGCGATGACCATCGTGCCATCGTCGTCGTACCGGGCATCGATCACATCGACGCCAACGCTGACCGAATCGATGGCTTCGTCTTTGATGAGCTCAAGCATGTCGCTGCCCTCTGATGTGGCGCTGATTCGAGCTGTAAACACCATGCCTTTTTCGCTGTCTACGCGGCCGGTGACGACGCCTACAGGCTGTGTCGAGTCATGGTACTTGAGCAGCTTTGGCTTTTTGCCAGTGATCGGGAGGCTGCCGCGCTCGAAACGTACTCGGGTGCCATCCGAAACGGTGGCCTCGACATTCCAGGGCACTGCGATGCCTGAAATGGTGCGTGGTGACTCGCCATCCTGGGCGAGAACGAAGGTGTCAGTTGCTGTTAGTCGAATCATCGTTGTCATCCTCGGTTTCGGTGGTAGGTGCCCGACCAGGTGCAGCGTTGTCCTGGTCGGGCTCCATCTGTGCTTCCTCCAAGTATGACTCTACGTCGAGATAAATGTAGCGGCCGCGTGGCGTCACGTTATTCATGCTGAGCGTCTGCTCAATGCAATCAATGAATGGCTTGGCGCCGAATAGGTACAGGTCTTGGCGTGCTTGCAAAGCGTTTTGGTACGTCATGCCTGAACCTGACGGTGCGCCCACAAGGTACGGAGGAATGTTTGCAAGTCGCGCCATTTCAAGCGCTTGATAGGTACGTGCTTCGGTCAACTGAAGTTTGCTTGGATCCATGTAGGACTCTTTCCAATCGACGTACTGGTTTAAAGCGGCGATGGCGTTGTTGTTGCGAGCTTCAGCGAAGCCAGCTGCCAATTCGCTGAGCTCCTCGGCGCTCAACGGCTCGCCTTCGGTCTGCTTGAGCACACCGGCTGGTGTTTGGTTGCGTGCGAAACGCTCGGCGCTGGTATCAAGGTTGACGTTGGTGCGAATCGCCCTAGCACCCATTGACAACAGGCCTTGAATCGGGCTGATGAATTGAATGACATCATTCGGGTTGAGATCGAGGCCATTAAACGTGACTTGCTTGCTCGGGCCCCACCACTGTGGGCCGCCCTGGTCACGAGTCTGCACGTCAGCAGCTGGAATCCAAGTGAATGTTGCCGGGAATCCGTTGCCGAAACGGCTGGTGACTACCCAGAATGCGCGACCGTAGAAAATCAAGTCGTCGGTAGTCCAGCTCATGATGAAGTTGCGTGTGACGTTTGGATCAGGCTGATGGAACCAGGTGTCATCGGGCAACTCGATGTCCTCGTATTCGTCATCCATCCACTGCTTGCCGTACTGGTGAATTTCTAGGCAGCCAATCATGCCGCAAATGAGATCGCGCGCACGAGAAATGGTCGGAATCTGGATGGCGGCCAGCCGGTCAAAGCCGGTGGTGTACGTCATGAAGTTGCCGACCATGTTGTTACCGGCGTAGCCGGTGGCGGCACCTACTTGGGCTTTGGAGTCGTTGGGGATTGCGCGTTTGAGCGAGAAAACAGCCATCGTGCAGTCAGTCTAGGCGCTCGATGCAATCACAGGTCGGTTCACCATCGGTCGCGGCTTGCCACACATACCAACAGCCCACACCAGACACCGGGCTAACTCGATAGGGCCAGATGATTTGGTCGAGCTCAATGCAATGGCGCCAGGCGTCTTGACAGCCACAGCGCGGCCTACGTGCTCAGCCAGCATCGTTTCGCCAGTGTGCGCAACGCGGCCTTCATTGATTAGCGAGCGAACCATTGACGTGTGGCGGCAAATTTCTTGATAGCCAACCAGCACGCGACGACGCTGTAAATCAGTCGGGCAATTCGTGTCAAGCGTCGGAGTGATGGCGACAGTCAGCCCAGGATTCGACGCGATCTGTTGACGGATGTTATCCCAAACCTGCGTCACGGTTTCGCACATGAATGCGACAGTCGCAGTCAGCATCCCAACACTGTTGCCGTTGCAACGAACCGCCACGTACCGGCCATCGTCGACTGCTACCTCGACTGCGAGCACGCCACCAGGCAGCGGAGGCAGCTTGGTGGCGCAGCCTTCCCACTTGCCTGGCGCAAGCCATGAGAGCTCTGATTGCACCCATAGGTTTACGCTAGAGCGCAGGAAGCCTGCGCGGTTGGGGGATTTTGCTTCCTGCTCAATCGTGCGGATGTCAAGCGTGTGACCGAGCGCCGGGTTGGAGTATTCCCAAGCACCAGGTGACATTGGGTCGGCGTCAGGTGGCGGCGAATACTCCGCGAGATAAATGCCAGTCGATTTGCTCTCATCAATCGCACGGATGCCTTGCTCACGCCAACGCAACATCGCAACACTGTCCTCAGTGCCAGCCGTAGACCACATCGAGCACAGCGGATTAGGTCTGGCACGTTGAGTCGGTAACAGTCCGATGTCGAGTGTCTCAGAATCAATACCGAACACTTCGTCGGCAATGATTAGGTCAATGCTCATGCCGTGACCGGCGCTAGGGCGCGCGGCTTTAACCCACCATTTGCTTTGACCTATTTCGCAACGGTTGTTCGAGTATTGCCATACGACTTTTGCGCCAAATTTCTCCTTGAGTATCGGCGCTAAGTCTTGAAACAGTGAAGTTGCTAGATCGAGTCGGTGCGCGGTGGTGAGGATGTTTTGCGGCCCGGCTTCAAGCTGGTAATCGGTGAGCCACCATCCGAGCAACGCTTTGAGCGCGACCGTTTTGCCGTTTTGTCTGGCGACACTGACGAGCGACATGGGATTACACCATTTGCCATCAGCGTCATACGCAAGCTGACCGTCAAGTACGTGCCGCTGCCATGGCATAAGTTCGACACCCAGGACTCGCTCAGACCATGTTGCAACATCTGGCCCATGTGATCCAACGGCATTCGAGACAATCGTTTCAATTCGCGGTCGGTCATGACCTTTTCCTTTCCGTTCCAGGCTTTTCTTTCCGCGCGAAAAGGATGATGGGCGCGGGGGCAGTTGCTGATGTTGATCCAAAAAATTCTGATTGCGTTTCGGTTTTTGTCGCTGTCGGGGTGCAGCTGTTTTTGCGCCTGGCCGGGCTGCCATCTTGGCGCGTTGCTTTGCTGCTTTGTAGTTGGCTCCGCGTCGACCGTTGCATTGCTTACACGCAGGCACGAGGTTGTCGAGCGCGTTGCTGCCACCTCTGTCAATCTCAATCAGATGATCAGCTTCGGTTGCTTGTCGTTTCTTGCACCAGTGGCACCGGGGTTTGTCGGCCAGGATGGTACGCCTGTTTTTGTGGTACTCGCCTGTTTGACGTGGGCGTCTGTTTTTAGATGGCATTAGCGCACTTTGCCGAATCGTTGCAATGTTTTTTTGTGTTGTTTCGTTGCGATGAGGTAGCAGCGCGTTGGTATTGATGCAGCCATTTTGGTGTCGCCTTTGATGAATTTGATGGGTGTGGGCAACGTAATGCAAATGTCGCTATTCCATAGTTCGGTCAACCATTTGCCGTTACTTGTTGGCACGATACCCAAGCCATTGTTGTGTTGCATGAATTTTTCTACCCATGGTCTTGGTTCGCTAAATGGTGGATTCATCCACACAATGCCATACCACGGTTGCAGCAAGCCGTTGTCGGCTTGTGTGTAATACCGTTTGCAAGGCACGCAGGTTTTGTGCGGTGGGCTTGCAACATCTAAATCAAATTCAATGCCTAATTTGTCAAACAGTTCAGGCGGTGTGTAGTAGTCATCGCTGGTTAGATTTATTTGAGGCGAAGCAAATAGTGATTGTTGTGACATGGCGTTTTGCTGCCGCGCTTCGCTTGGCCTAGCGCCCTCGCTGCGCTCGGTTGCTATCGGCGCGCATCATCGAATCTCACTGTGCGTCAGGCTACTCGGTTTGTGTTTGGTATGTCTGTGGTATGTGTGTCAAGGGCGAGTGTCTCAGGGCGTAGTTCCCCCGGGCTCCAAACCCGACCGTTGGTTAAGCACGGTTCACACTTGCCACGCAATGGATCTGTTTGCATGGGCTGACACGCCCTTCTAATGGGCTAACTGATGATGATGAGTCACCGAGGATTTGCACCTACGTCAGGTCGCGTGGCCTGAGCACACCAGTGAGACTGGCTACTTGAATTGTCGTATGGCTACTTCCAGGCGTCAATCACCTTTGAGGCGTCAGCCTTGGTTAGTTCGTCGTAGAGCTTGATTTCGCGGCCGATGATGGCGGCGATGCCATCAAGCGTGGGTTTGCCTGCGCCAAAGCCTTTGCCTCGTGCCAAAGCTCGAATCATGCCAATCTGCTTGTCTGAGGCTTTGCCTTTGGGGTTCTTGAATTGCACCACGTTGGTCGTTTGCTGCTTGTCAGTGAACGGATCAGGCACCGGGTCACCGTTGTCATACACGGCCGGTACTTCGGTCACTGTCGGCACTTCCTGTTGACGCGCAAGCACTTCCTGTTTGCTGGCCATCTTGTGCTCGATGCCGAAGCCCATCATGCCCAGGGCGCGGCCGAGGGCTGATGTGCTGGCGTTCATTTGCTCGCTGTCGCGCGTGTATGGCGTGGTGCCTGGAAATGGCTCCCAACAGTATGCGATAACTGGTTTCGGGTCGTCTTTGTCGCGCCATACGGTGCAGCAAATCTCGATGTAGAGCTTGGTGTTGACCTCACGGAATGTGGGCTGTGACTCTTGGATGCGTAGATCGGGGTATTTTTCGAGCGCCATGCGTAAGCGTGTTGGTACGTCAACGTAGTTGTCAAGGTTGAAGCTCATTTGTTTGTGTCCTCCAGTAGTTGCATTAGTTCAAACCATTCTTTGACCGGCATTACGGCCATCCATTCGCCCACATCGGTTAGCCCAGGGCGTTTGGCGATAATTACGCCTGTGTATGCGTTGGCGTTGACGACTTGTGTGCGTAGTTGCTCGAAGTAGCCGTGCCATGAGTGTGCTTTGCGGTCTTTGACCTCGATGACTACGCCTGGCCAGCCGGTCACGTCGCCTTTGTCTGCGTGT